GTGCCCCAACGCAAATAAGGGGCTCGGTGGTCATGGGGGGGACCCAAACTTTCCATTTTTACGAGTAGCGCGCGTCACTGGAAGATTTCGCCGCATGGCATGACTTGCACAAACTTTGAAGGTTGGTCCACTCGTTGGTTCCGCCCTTGTGCAGCGGGACAATGTGATCGGTTTGCAAGCCGACGATCGTGCCGCATGCAGCACACTGCGGGTGCACTGCCTTGTGCGCCTTGGCAATGCGCGTCCAGGTTCCGCCCCGGCTGCGCAGGGTGTTGTTCAGGATTCGCCCATCGCCGAGCAATCCCCGCCAGTGCATCCTGCGCATCCTTGCCTCCATGCCTTCTGCAGGCGGTCGTCGTCCTCAAATCGCCAGGCGAGGATCCACGTCCCATGGTTCTGCCTGCAGAGAAGAACCGGGATCTTGCCCTCGCAATCACGCACGGCCTGCTCCATCCAGCGTTCCAAGCCTCGAGCTTGCGGCGCAACGTCACCGGTATCGACCTGGTCCATGAGCTTGAGCAGGTGCCGAGCCTCGCAGTAATACAACGATCCAGCGATGTTGAGCACCGACGCAGCTGCACGGTTCTGTATCCGGGTCAGGCCTGCCTTGTACCATTTGCATTCGAGGTGCACGGAGAAGTGCGCGCACTCAATGTCTGCCTTGCCCTTGCCGCAGTGCTGGGCAGTGCGGGACCATTGGCGGCCGGTCAGCGCGGACATGAGCAACGCGGCCTCGCGCTCGCCCTTCTTGCCCTTTTCTCGAGAGTCGATCATGTTTCCTCCCAGCTGTTGTTCGCGCGGTTGAGCCGCACCGGCGGATCGCGGTCGAGGCGCCCTGGGCGCATGCCCCTAGCGTCGAAGTCGGTTGCAAACGAAACAGCCGAAACTTGGAGCCTGGCGTCCTGAACCGCCGTCCAGCACCATTCCTTGAGCACTGCGCACTTCTGCACCTCCAATTTGGCGTCGCGCCAAAGCTCAGTCGCCTGCTCGTAGCGGGTCATGCACCGCTCCAAGTATGCAAGCCGCCGTGAATATTCATCCGCTGGCGGTCCATCCCCACCAGCGGGTGGCGGTGCAACGTGCTCCGCGTGTTCGTCTCCCGGGTCACACATTCGAGCCTCCTTGGGACAGGTGGGACAGTCCCTCGCCAACACTTTTCCCCTCTATAGGGGGGGTATATATATATATTCTTTAGAAATCACTGTCCCTACTGTCCCATTACGTGCTTCACCCAGTGATTTCAGGCGTTTACGGTGGGACACCATCACGCATCCCGCCAATCGCGGCGGTCCGCGCTGTCCCAATTCGGGCTGATCCGAAGCCCAACCACCCACCTGGTCGACCCGCTTTTGACCATCCTGGCCGCCTCCCGCTCCTCGAGGTCGTTCTTGAGGTTGGTCCAGCTCTTGGGGTGCCGGCCGCGGGCGTTGCAGAAGTCCTTGTAGTGGGTGTAGACGGCCGGAATGGTCTCACGGGCGTTCCAGTCGCGCTCCACGCCGTCGGCGAGCCATTCGCCCGTGAGGTCGACCTCCTCGAGGTACTTGTCGGTGTACTCGAGCACCAGCTGCGGCCTGGCGGCCATCAGATCGCCGTTAAACCGGTCCTGGAGCGCAACGAGCCCCGTCTGGGCCCAGCCGAGGATCTGGGCGGTCAAGCCCCGTATACGGCGTTTGAGCTCCCTGTCGACGTGCCCAGGCTTGGCGTCGAACCGGACCACCGCCAGCCGGCGGCGAAACGCCGCGTCGACCTTGGAGAGCTGCGGGGCGTGGTTGGACACGACCACGACCTTGTGGGTGGGCAGGAACGCGAACGGCCGCCCGTAGGGGTGCCTGGCGTGAACCGTGTCCCCGCCCGTCAGGGACTTGGCCTGGGGCGCGTTCCAGTAGTCGCCCTCGGCCGTCTCGTTGATGACCGCCAGGCGCTTGCCCTTCAGGGTGGCCCGCCAGTAGCCGGCGTCGGCGCCGCCCTTGCCCATCAGGAGGTCGCAGGGCAGGACGCAGCCGTAATCACCCATGGCCGCCAAGAGCGCCTCCACGAACGTGCTCTTGCCGCTCCCTGCCGTTCCGTAAACGAACAGGAGGCAGTGCTGCTCCGAGCTGCCGTGCAGGACGCTGCCCGCCCACAGCTGCAACCAGCTGCGCACCTCGGGGCTCGGGACGGCGTTCTCAAGGAACGTGTCCCACTCGGTCGGCCCGGCTGGATCCGGGACGCCGCCGGCGGCCATCGACACCTTCCACGGCACCGTCGTATCGAGACCGCAGTGGCTGTCGAGGTCAATCACGCCGGCGGGCGTCCCGAGATGAGCGTCGTTCCCGTCGAACTCAAGGATCGACGCCCGGAGGGTGTCGTCGGTCTTGGCATGCTCGAGCGCCTCCCGCACGAACTTGCCCGGCAGCCGGTCAGGCTGCTCGTCCAGGGCCAGCTCGGTCGCCACCCGCAGGGCCAGCCCGCCGTCGGGCTTCCACTTGTGCAGCAACGGATCATACTGCCACCAGGCATTGGCCTCGTCCACCCATAGCAGCTGGTTGTCCCGCAGCGCGCCAACCACCCGCGCGAACCGTTCGCGCATGGTCATGGCAATTTCTTTCCGAATGGAGGTAGCCGGAACTTTCGCTCAAGCTCTTGGAACACGAAACCGATGTCCTTGCCCTGCCTGGCTTTCTCCCGGATTTTCAGCAAGGCAACCAGCAGATTGATCATCTTCCTTTCCGTGCTGAATGATTTCTTGTGGTTTTCGAAGAACATAGCACCCTGCATAAAGCCCCGCGCGTAATGGATGTTCTGTTCGGTCGACCTCGGATCCCTGCGATCAGGACGGGTATCGCAAATGTGGTCGTTCAAAACGGGATCTCCTCTCCAGCGATCGCCGCCTCGACGCTGTCGATGAACAGCTCCTCAAAGTAACCGGGCTTCGGCTTGCTCTTGGCGCACATGAACACGTACTTCTCGCCGCTGATGAGGTGCCGGATCTTGTCAAGGTCGCGCTGCCACGCCTTCAAGCCCTGCCCGTCCTCGAGCACCACCCGGTGAGGCTTCGGCTCGTCGTTGATGTACACCGCGCTCACGACGCCCTCGACGCGCACCAGATCCTTCTTCGGCCTCGGATCCTTGCCTTGCAGGGCGCGCATGGTCTGCCGCTGGCGAATGCTCTCCAGGCGGTCAGAAAGCTCCTGCGCGCTCGGCTCGGGCCTGCGCTCGGGCTCGACCGCCGCAGCCCCGTCATCGTCCTCGTCCGCGGCGACGGCCAGCATCGACTGCAAACCGTAACGACGCATGTACGTGATCGCCGAGCCCCGCTTCTGGTGATCCTCTGGAGCCCGGGCCCGCTGGCTCTCTTCGATCATCTCGCCCGACGAATGGACAAGGATCGTGCGGATCACGACCTGGTCGCCCTCGCTTGCGATGGGCTGCAGGACGGCCAGCCCGTGCTTCGCCAGCGCCGGGCGCACGGCGTCCAGGATCGCCGACAGGGACGCGTACTTGTACGCCCGCCCGCCGAACGCCGTAGAGCTCTTGTCAAACTTGGGCGCCTTCAGGTCGGCCTGGGCGGCGACGAGCGCCTTGCAGAGCTGCGCGGTCATCGGCGGCCTCCCTTCCGCACCTCGAGCGCCGGCTGCTCGGCGAGCGCCTGCTCGGCAAGCCGCTCGAGCTGCGCGCGAACCTTGCGTCCCTCCCGCGCCGCCAGCTCCGCCACGCGGGCGTAGAGCTCCTTGTCGATGCGCACCGGAATCGTCGTTCTCTTGATCCCCTCGGACCGGTAAATGACCTGTCGCATAAAGCCTTCCTTTCTTGGCTGCGAATGATGCTAACCGCTACCTTTGGCTATTGTCGGTTCTTTCTGCAGATTTCTTGAATCTCTGCAGGAATCGACGTAACCAGTTGGGCGTGGCCCGGTTGAGCACCTCCCGGCGCCGCTGGCACCCTCCGCACGGCCTGATGCCCACCGCCTTGGTCGATGCAGCAATTACTTCACCGATGCCCACGGGTTGCGTGGGTTGCGTGGGTTGATTGTGCGTCCTCACGCGCATGGGCATGGCGTCCCGGTGATGGTCATTGGCGGGCTGCCTGCCAGGCCGTAGATGGTCGCGCCGAGCCCCGTGAACGGTGCGCAGTACCGTGCAGCGGTCACTGGGTTGCACACGCCGGCGTCGTTGGTGCCGCAGTCGCAGTCCCCGCCCAGGAATGCGTCGGGCCCGAAGCTCGGGTTCGCCTTGATGTACTGAACGTCCAAGGCGACCAACGTCATCGTGCACGGGCTGTCGGGATCCCAGCAGTAATGCGCGTAGTAGCTCGTCGTCCAGGCGTAGGGCGCCGGGTAACCGTTGTTGTACGTGGCATCCCCGCAGTCACCGGACACCGTTTGCGGCGGGATCGTGCCGGTGTAGCCGATGGTCACCACGCTCGGGTCGCCGGCCACGCCGCAGCAATTGCAGAACAGGAGGCTCGGGCAGGCCGGTGCATCCCGGCGACCCACGGCAATGTCGCCCGTCGGCGTGTTCTGCGGGATCGGTCCCGTGCAGCCCAGGGCGAAGTTGACGGTGCGGGTGAAGGTGATGTTTCCCGGCGTCCAGGTGTACGTGCACACGTCGCCGTAGCAGTCGCAGCTGGGGAACGGCGGCGGCGCGGTCGAGACGACGAACTGCTGCGGACCGACCGGGCCCGGGTTGGATGTGTACGTGTTGACCACGCCGAACGATTGCGACGACTCGCAGGGCTCCGGGAACCCGCGGTCGCAGGTGATCACCGTGCACTCCAGCTTGCAGTCCTGGTAGTGCGTGGCCGTCACGCTGAAGGAGAAGCAGCAGCCCTCTCCCGTCGGCGGCGTGCAGCAGCACCGTCGGAGGGTCACTTCGAGCTCTGCTTCCGGCACCACCAAAAACCGAGCCCGGCACCGGTGGCAAGCACGGCGATGATCACGACAAGGGTGGACGCGAAATTACTTTCTGCGAGCATTGGAGGCTTTCTTCGGGTGCTTCGTGCGGAAGGTCGCGCCGAGGCTGCAACCAGCCCCGAACGCGGCCACGACGTTCACAATCATTACGACGATTAGGATCTGCTCTTGGGTCATTGTCGTGCTCATTTCTTGATTCTGTACACGACGGCCGCAGCACAGCCCGCGACCACGGCTACCGATATGAACTTCGCCGCGCCCCAGATTGGCGATTCCTTGTCGGCCACGTCGGCGACGGACGAGTGCACCTGCGCGGCGCTCTGCTCGATCTCGACCAGCTCGGCGTCGGCCTGCTCGAGCAGCGCCCTGGCGCGCATGGATGCGGCGCGCACGTCGTTCGCTTCATGCGCGATAGTGGCGGTAGCCGACGTGCAGCCGGCGAGGAAGATGGCGGCGGCGGCGCGCTTCATCCGTCGAACCACACTCTGTAGGGCGTGACGGGCAGCGGCGAGAACGTCGGCAGCTCGTCGGCGTCGTAGGCCACGCCGTCGGCGATCCGCACGTTGACGTGGTAGCGCGTGTCGGCTCCGCATGGGCCGATGCGGTCGATGGTGACGCCATTTAACGGCGACCACTTGGCGTCGACGATGCCGGCGGCAAGCAACGCGCTGTTCATTGACGATTCGTTGGCGGATCGAAGCAGATGGTCAATCATGTCGAGAGCGCCTGTAGTTCAGAGTTGGTCTTGGCCTCCGGCCAGTACTTGATCGACTCGATGTGCCCGTGCAGATGTTGGTACGGAGTCGCGCCCTCGGCTGCCCCGATTTGCATAACCGTGAGTCCCGTAGGCATCGTGCAGACCGTGTCCGCGGAGACAGCGCCTCCGTTGAAGCAGATCGCGGTGTTGTTGTCGGCATAGCGATACGCCGCCTTGAATGCCACGTTTGCGGTGTAGTTAAATCCGCCGAGGGACGAAACCTGATAGGTTCCTGCTGGGTTTTCAATCCAAAGTTGCGCCGTTGTGCCATCGGTCAACAAAGTGATGCGCGGATCGTCGTTTGCCGTGTTCAGGTTCAGGAAGTGGCCGATCCGCTTCTGCACCTGGCGTGCCTTGATCACGACCGTACCGACGCCTTGCGTGATCAACCCGGACAGGTTCGTTCCGGTCAATCGGCAGTTTTCCTGCGCCCTGCTCGCGCCGCCGGCTGCGCTCACGTTCTTGATGTAGCTGGTGTGGTTTGCGCCCGTCTCCAGCTGGCATCCCCATATCTCGTAGATGTTGTTTACGGCGAACCGGAATCCGACGCGCTGCGCCGCAGTAGTGGCCGCAATGCGGAACCGCTGCCAACTCGACGTGGTCGCAACGCCCACCCATGTGGATCCGTTGTCGAGGGTGTATTCGAGATTGGTGCTGCCGCTGGCGTTTCTCGCCCAGAAACTAAACGACCTTTGCGCGCTGGTACCCATTGCCGCGCTCGCAATGCACGTCCCATTGCCTCCGATTGGCGCAAACTGCGTCGCGCTGTTTGCCACGCCGTCCGGTCCGGTGATGCCGTTCGTGGTGCCGGTGATGGTGTAGGTCGTAATCCAGTACTGCTCGGTGCTTACCTGTGCATCGTCCAGGCGCTCGGTATGCACCAAGAGATTGGTCGCCCCGCCCTCAATGAGCAGCCCGAGTGGGTTTCCGTTCGAGTCGTACTCAAATCTCGCCACGTTCGTGCCGGCGGTCTTGACCAGCCCATCCCCGCCGATGAACGTACCGCTGCTCGAACGGGTGAACGTCAGCAGCGGATCGAGCGTCCCGGTGGTGAAGTCGAGCGACAGCGTGGCGCCGTCGCCGCTGATCGCGCCGCGGCGCAGCATGGAGCCCATCATGGGATCACCTCCGCCGTCGTGCGGCACTGGATGGTTGCTATGTGCAGGTTCTCTGCGCTGCCCGTCGGGTCGGCGTAGAGCACAACGGTGCCCCATGAGTTGGTCGGCAGCGTGGCTGTCTGGGCCGCCGTGAACACCGATTCGGCCGTCCCGCCTGCGGCGTTGACGACCGTGGAGCTCGCGGTGATGGTGACTCCATCGACGGTCATCTTGGCGACCGGAGAGTACGGGCCGCCGGTGGCGGTCGTCCAGTGGAAGTTGGTTCCGCCCTGGACATGTACGTGGAAGTCGATCTCGAACTTCTCTCCAGGCACCACGACCTGCGGGAGGATCGTGGTCGCCAGACCTAGGTTAAACGTGCTCATTCACCACCTCCAAATTCGAATGAATCCTCGCACCGCACCGGGTTGGGACGGTCGAAGTACGGGAACTCCCTGCCTGCCTTGTCCAGGACGACGCGCAGCTGCACCACGGCGTACAGCGGCGACCCGGGCCAGCTGCCCGTCCCGGCGTTGTACCGGCTGCCCACCGGCCCGACGCTTGCCGGCGGGACGCTGATGTCCATGTTGTCGACCAGTGTCGCGGTGTTGAACCACTCGCGGAGGTTGTAGGCCACCTGGTTGCTGAATGCCGTGTGCGACGGGAGCACCGTGATGATGTCGGCGATCCCGTTCTGGTTGGTCGGGTAGAACGGCACGAACTCGTACTTCCAGCGATTGTTGGCGCCGGTGATCAGGGTGGCCGTCTGCAGCTGCACCAGCCCAAGGTCGCGGATGGCGCCGGCGGCCATTTCCCGCCGCGCCCAAGCAAACGTCTCGGCGTTGTCCTCGGCCATGGCCGCGCCGCGCGTCCAGAGGTTGCAGACCGTCCGGTTGGCCTGCCCGAAGAGACCGCTGTCGAAGATTGGCCGGTTCCACGTCATACGGAGGCGGGCACGGGGCTGGTGATCTCGGACAGGTTGGCCGAGGAAAGAAGGGTCGAATGGTCGCTCTTGGTCGGGTACTTCTGGAAGAAGCCGATGGAGCTCGCCTGGAACACCGACACGCCGGCGATGGTCGTGGCGGTCTCGCACCTGGGCGCGCCCGTCGGGATCGGCATCGGGATCTGCTCGAGGTGGAAGAGCTGGTCCCAGAGCCAAGTGTGCTGGATGCGGTACCACTCGTAGCTGGGCGAGATGCTGAATCCGCGGTACACCAGCGTCCCCACGTCGCAGCCGAGGAAGCTGTTGGTGTTCCGCGTCCCGATCTTGCCCGAGTAGAGGCTGGTCGGCGGCTCGCCCGCGGCGTTGTAGGCGTTCTGGCCGGTGCGATCCCAGAGCACCTCCAGCTGGATCGTCATCTGCGGGATCTCGTAGGTGACCGGGTTCCCGGTGGTGTCGACCTTGGTCCCGCCGATGTCGACCACGCCAGCCGGCCAGGTCACGTCGCCGTTGGCCGGGACCGTCGGCGACAGCCGCCAATAGGCGGCCTGCCGGGTGCCGGCCTGCCGCGTCATCGAAACGTAGCCTTCTCCCATCGGGTAGAAGGATCCGTACCGGGCCCGGACCTCCCAGGTGTACGCCTGCTCCCGCAGGGCCACGTGGTCGATGCTGCGCAGGACGAACGTCTTTAGCAGTGCCGTCGTCCGCAGCGCCGACGGGAGCCGTTGCCGCATGGTCGCCACGGCGCTCAACAGGCCGCCTTCGCCCGGGTATGGGTCGGAGTCGCTCGAGGGAACCCACTGCACGACGTAGGTGAGCTCGTAGGAGTGCTCCTGCCCTGGCGTCGCCAGGGTGATGCTTCGGCTGTCTGCGCGGTCGTTGGAGATGATGTTCCACGTGCCCATCAGTTAGGACTCCGCAGGTTCTTGCCCACCTCGACGCCCGTCCGCATTGCCAGCCTGCTGATGGCCTGGATCGGGAACAGGTAGTCCATGAATCCGCCGCCGCCCTGGATGGCCTGCGTGGTCGCGGCGCCGATTGCACCGGTGCCGATGTCCAGCGCGGTGTTCTGCATGGCCGAGACCGCCCCGCGCGCCTGGATGTCGCGCACGATGCCCGGGCCGATGATGTCCCGCATCGACTCGACGCGCCCTGCCTCGGAGAGCGCCTTGGCGCCCTGCTGCCGGAAGGCCTCGGCGACCGCCGGCCCGAGCGCCGACGCGATGCGCTTGTCTGCCTGGATCTTGGCGATCTCGGCCTGCACCTTGGCGTTGTAGGCGTTCAGGTCGAACTTGGCCGTGGTCTCCATCAGGTCATCGACGCGGTTGTTGATGGCCTGCATTGCGCGCTGCCCGATGGCGAACGCGGCCTGCATCATGTTGAACGCGGCCGAGACGCCCGTCGCCATCGAGGTCATCGACGCGCTCCGGTTGAGCCGGTCGAGCTGCGAGTTGACCTGATTGACGCCCTTGACCACGCCGGACGGGTCGACCTCGGCGCGGATGACGGCCTTCATTTCACGTGCCACGGCCCACCTCCCGCAGCATCTCGTCGATGCCGCCGCGCACCCAAGGGAACAGCTCGGCGGGGCGCTTTCCGGTCATGGCGCAGGCAATCACGCCCAGCAGGAACTCGCACCGCTCGCCGGTGGTCATCTCGGTCTTTGCGATGCCGCCTGCCATCCTCATGCGCTGCTCCGGGCTTCCGATCCGCCAGAGCCGCCGCTCGGCGGCTCCGTAGGGCGTGTGCGGGTGGCCTCCTCGAGCAGCCGGCCGGCCAGCTCGCCGCGGATCCTGCCTGCGTCCTTCGGGTCGGCAAGAAACGGCGACCCGTCTGGGCAGGCGATCAGCTGGACCCACCAGTGCGGGTCGTGCTGCGCCCGCTGGTAGTCGGCGAGCGTCGCCTCGCGGAACACAAGCTGTCCGATGCCCTCGATGGACACCGTCCGCTCCTGGGCGACCAGCTTCGACAGGTCGACCGGCATCAGGACTCCTCGAGCGTAATCGACCAGATCCCGGGCCCGGTGCCGTCGTCGGTCCTGGTCGCGCTGGTGATGAAACCGACGACCGTGTAGGTAATGCTCGCGTTTGCAAACGCCAGCGTGGCGGTGCGGTTCAGGGCGTTTGCCAGGCTGCTGGGGACCACGTGCGCGCGCACGGCGTTGTCGCTCCCGCCGTCCTGGGCGATCATGTCGAACGACGCCGTCCGGCGGTAGCGGCCCGGGGACCGCTTCTCCTGGTAGTCGGAGAGCTGCGTGATGTCCAATGCCTGGCGTTCGTGGTTGATCGAGATGTTCCGCACCGGGAACGTCACGGCACCGCCGCCGTCGATGTTCAGGGTGACCTGCCCGCCGTAGCCCATGATGAATGCCATGTCAGTTCTCCGTTGCCTGAAGGGTGATCGTTCCGCTCACGACCCGCTCGGCGTCGTGCTGGCCGTCGTCGGGCACCTCGGCCCGTGTCGTGAACTCTCCGAATTCGGTGCACGTGATCTTGATCGTCTCGGTGCCGACGGTCTCGGTATATGGGCCTGCGTCGGCAAACTCGGCTTGCAGCTCCTCGACCAGGGCGAACGCGGAATCGAGGTCATCGGCAATGCACGAAGCCTCGACCGCCACCTCGTAATGCCGCTTGCCGCCGCCGAATGCGGCGCCGTTGGGCATCGGGATGGTGTTGCGCACCGAAAGGTCGAACACGATGCACGGCGTCGGCTGGCCCGCCACCCGCATGCTCGCGTAGGCGCTCGTCCCAGACGCCGTCGCGGCGGCCTCGAGCTTCTGGATCACGGCCTTGACGACGCCTCGGAAGCTCATCGGAGCGACTCCTTTGCTTCCTTGAGGATCCTGGCGGAGATGTCCTCCATGATGCGCTTCATGTTGCGCAAGACGTAGGAGGAGCTGATCTTCCTGCCGGAGATCATGCTGGCGGACGACATGGCGGCCCGGACGCGCTCACGGCGCTTGTCCTGGTAGCTGGCAAGCTCGGCCCATTGGGCGCGCGCCTGCGAATACATGGCCTTCATGGCGTTCCGGCGCTCGGTCTTGGCCTGGAAGGAATTGCCGCGCAGGCGCTCGAATATGGACTTCCGCTGCCCTCGAACCCACGCCATCCGCTCGTCACGGGACCGGCGCAGCTCCATCGACACGTTCGAGTAGGCGTTGGACGACCCGCTGCCGGCATGCCGGAACCCATGCTCAAGGAGGTGCCACACGCGCTGGCGTCCCTTGGCGGACTTGCCGCCGGCGCCGCCGTACTTGACGCCCACCTCGGCGATGATGTTCCCGTTCTTGCCGCGGCGCACGTCGTAGTGGGTGGCCGAGGCGATTGCCTTGCGGTGCGGGGACTTCCCGCGGAAGATCGCCGACTTCCAGAGCTTGCGGAGGTCGTCGCGCACCGGTGCCAGGGCGTTGCGGATCGCCTTCTTCCGCACCCTTTCGTTGATTTGGCGGGGAAGCTGGCCGAGCACCTGCCGGGCCGTGGACGAATCGACCGTGAACTTCACCACCGTCACGGGAGCACCTCCGTGGCCTCGATCTCGAGCCGCCGACGCCGGCTGTCGCGGTCCCAGCAGGCGCGGAGGTTGAACGTCCTGGTTGTGGTGCCGTCGTCCCAGAGCAGTCGGCTGCGCGTGGACACGTCGGGGTGCCAATTTGCGATGATCCGCCAATCGGTGCGGATGGCCGGGCCGAGGTCGTCGACCACGTCGCCGGTGCGCATTTGCTCGGCATGGCACCGCAGGGTTCCGACGTTCACCCATGCCTCGGCGCCCTGCCCATAGGCATCGACCGTGCGAACCGGGTTTTGCACGGTCATGCTGTGGCGGAGCATCCCGGACGGCACGTGCGCCATCAGCCGATCCCCTTGCCCATCATGGCCGAGATGCGGTCCCAATAGTCGCTCGAGAGCGCCACCGTGTCGTCGCCGCGCTGCTGCACCAGCTGGGTGACGCGCTGGAGGAGCGCCATCTCGAGCAGCGGGTTTAGCGTGTTGCTTCCGCAGCTGACGGTCAGCTGCAGCGGGTAGGTCAGCGTGATCGCCGTGCCGCCCGAGTTCTTGTTCAGGCCGACGTAGTGGATGCCGTTGATCAAGGTGAGGGACAGGGTCTGCGTGACGCTGGCGGAATCCACCACCGTCACGGCGGTCGCCGGCTGCCGCTCGAGGCGCACAAGCCCCTCGTCGTTGGCGGGCGCGTCCTCGACGTACTGCGTCCTGGTGACCGGATCGACCACCCAGCCGGTGCGCTCCTCGAGCTCGCGCACGGCCGACGCCCAGGCGATGCCGATCGCCGGGTCGTCCTCGGTGTGGGTGATCCGGGCCCAGCTCCGGAACTTGGCGATGTCCAGCGCCATCGGCCCTCCTTCCGCCAGGGGTGAGCCGAAGCCCACCCCTGGCGGCAGCTAGAAAGGATCAGGCGTTGGTGACCTGGAGCTGGACCATGGCCTTGCCGCGGGTGAAGGCGGCGTTGCCCCAGCCGAACCCGCGGAACACGATGCGGGCGCTGTTCGCGGAGGTCAGATCGTCTCGCCGCATGGACATGCCGCCCCACTCTCGGATGGCGTAGGCCTCCGAGAAGTTGCCGAGCAGCGCCAGGACGTTCTTGCCGGTGCTGGCCGTGCTCACGTGGGTCGGCAGGTAGTCCGTCACGTAGACCGGGAGGCCCAGCAGGAAGCCGCTGGCGCCCTGCGTGATGCCCGCGTCGGAGCTCGGGACGAAAACCGGCACGTTGCTGCCGGACGCAGCGCGGATGTCGGCGACCTTCGCGTACATGTCCTTCGGCATGATCCACGCCGACGAACCCCAGTACGCCGTCGGCAGCTGCGTGTAGCGCATGTCCATCAGGTTGGACAAGGTTGCAGCAGCGGTCACCGCCAGGGCGCGGGTGGTGCCCGTGCTGGTCGCGGTGGTGATCTGCGTGGCCGATGCCTGCACGGTGAAGAGCGCGTTGCTCGGGCCGTTGGTCACGCCAGCCATGTATCCGGCCTCGGTCATGCGGGCGAACTGCCGCATGAGGTTGTCAACGACCTCGGCCTCGATGTCGAAGTTGGCGCTGTAGATCAGCTGCTCCGACACCTGCGTCTTGGGCAGGATCGGCAGCGGCTTCAGCGACACTTCGGCGAACGCCGGGTCGATGTCCGTCGCCGCGGTGGTGCCGGTGTCCTGCGGGCTCCAGGCGTTGGTGTAGCTCGAGGGCTCGAGCGTGTTGTAGCGGAGCGTCGCGTCGCCGCGGGCGACCGTGCGGTAGTCGCAGACGTTGCGCGTGATGCTGTTCGCCTGGAGGTACTTGTAGATGGTCTCCTCGACCTGCTTCGGGATGAGGATGCTCGAGCTCGCGGTGCTGATCAGCTCGCGGAACTCGGCGACCTTGCCGCCCTTGAGCCAGCCGTAGAACGCATCCCGGTACTCGGGGCGGCTCCGCTGCTCGTCCTCGCGCTCGCGGACCTCGGCCTTGGCCTTGGTCGCCAGGGCGTGGCCGGCGAACCGCTCGCGCAGCTCAGCCGCGGAACGCTTCTGGTTCAGCTCCTTCAGCTCGTCCATGAGCTCGGTGGCGCGGGCCTCCTGCTCGACGCTGATCTGGTCGTTGGCAAGGATGCCCTCGACCTCGGTCTCGATGGCCTTGCGGCGCTCAATGATCTCTGCCTGCTTCATCGGAGTGTCCTCAACCGCAGACGCAGCCGGACGAGTGCCGGGCTATAGGTGCGGGACTCGGCGTGCGTCTGCGGGTACGCGCCGGTTTCGACAATGGAGACCTCACGGAGGTCAACGTCCAGGAGCGTGCGCTCGGAGCCCTTCCAAGCGTCCTTGCGCACGTGGAATCCGAAGCTCATCTCGGTGAGCACGCCGGCATCGACCAGGGCGCGAACGTCCCTGGCGCGCTGGGTGTCGGGCAGCTCGACCTCGAACGCCAGCCCGCGCTCGTCGGAACGCAGCTGGAGCAGGCCGCTCTTCGTGTTCGCCAGGAGCTCGCGGCGGTCATGGCCGACGAGGAGCTGGATGTTGGATCCGAGGCTGCGCTCGAACGCCGTCGGCGCCACGCGCTCGACGAACGGCTGGCCCTTGTTGATGCCGGGGAACGCAAGCGTGTGGCTCGGGGCGTCGTAGACGGCCGCGTAGCCGCCCAGCTTGTTGCCCTCGCGCTGGAAGGCCGTGGTGCGGGTCTCAAGCATTCTGGTCGCCCTCCGCGTCCGGGTTTCCAACCTCTGCCGAGGCGCCGCCGGGCATGGACACCGTCGGCGTATCCAGCCCGGCGACGGGGGGGAGGCCCAGCATGTGCCGTGCGTCGTTGGGGCTCATTACGCCGGCCAGGACAAGCTTCGAGTAGCTCATGCCCTGGTCGCGCAGGCTTCCGCGGGTGATCGGCGTGGTGTCGAACTTGACGCGCTCGCCGGGACGGCAGAGCTTCCGCGTGAGCTCCGACTCCCACGCGGAAGCCCACAGCGCGATGGCGCCGTCGGAGTAGGCACGGGCGGTTTCAGCCTGGGACGCAAGAGCGCCGCCGCCCTGCTGGAAGAGCATCTCGGGCGGGACGCCGTATGCACGGGCGATTTCCTGCACGGAGAAACGTCTGGACTCGAGCACGCTGCTCGAGGTTTCCTGCGAGATGCGCTCGGCCTTCATTCCCTCGCGCAGGATCAACGGGCGGGATGCGCCGTCGGCGGTCGCATGCATGGTGCTCCATGCGTTTCGGATCGCCTCCACGGTCTGGTCGCTCATGGCGCCAGGGTGCATGATGGCTACCTTGCCCATCGAGCCGGTCTTGACCAGCGCGGCATGGGCAGCGTCCTGGTCCGCGGTCAGCTCGAACGCAGGCTTCGCTGCGTCGATTGGGCTGCGGAACCAGCACGGCTGCCGGGGATCCGGGTAGCAGCCGAGGTGCAGCAGCTGGTCCGCCTGGAGCGTCGTGTCGTTGAGCCGGTACGTCATCCCCTCCTCGGTCAGCTCGCCGAGAAAGGCGTCGGCCGGCACCGGCTGGAGCTCGGCCACGCTGCCGTCGGAGGCGCGCCGGATCAGGGCAAACCCGTTGCCGCGGGTCAGCGCGACGGTGGTCGTGAACCGCCGCAGCTCGAACCCGCTCTGCCACCGGCTGGCGTCCTGGTTCATCAGCGCCGCCACCGGGTGGTCGGCGATTTCCTGCCCCTCGGAATCGAACACCTTGACGGGCAGGCGGGCAATGTCGCCGGCGATCAGGTTGGTGGCGCGCACGACCGCGGGGATCGACTCGAGCGATGCCCGCACCAGCGGGTCAGGCGAGCTGAACCACGTGATGCCGAACTTCAGGCGGAAGATGCGGTCGAACAGTCCCACGCGAGGATGGAACAGATCCGCCCCGTTCTGTCAACCGGATTTGCCGAATTCGATCAACCAATCGGACAGGCGCTCGAGGCGAGCCCGGTGACCTCGCGCACCTGGTGGTGCTCCATGAGCAGCGCCGCCATGTTCCCGGCGATGACGGCGTCGGTGTTGCCGGCGCTTCTGCCCTTCACTGGCCGGATGTTGCCGACGTTGTCCTTGATCAACCGGACCGCGTTCAGGGCGGCCACCAGCACCGGATCCGGGTCGTAGAACAATTGCTTCGCCTTGAGCAGGTCGCCCCAGAGCTTCCATGCCGGTGCCATAGTGCGGATCGATTGGTCGATCGGAACCATCGGCCAGCCCTTGTCGGCCCACCGTTTGATGTCCCGGGCCTGCGCAGGGTGCGGGTCGACGCCGATCTTGCGCACGTCGTAGCGCATCATCAAGTCCTCGAGCGTGGCCTCGATCACCGACATGTCGTGCCATTCGCCCGGCATGCGCCGCAGGAAGCCCTTCTCGAACCACTGGCCCAGCGGATTCCGGCTCTTCTTGGCGTCCAATTCAGGGTCCAGACCTGCCCACCAGCTGATGTTCCGGGCCCGGATCACCGGGCCATCGACCGCCATGATGCACAACGTGGTGAGGTCGAGCTGCGGGCCGTGGCCGCCGCGGGCCAGATCGATGGCAATTACGACGGGCGCGCCGGCCAGCCTGGACCAATCGCACGGCTGCATTTGCCGCTCGAGCACCGACAGGTCGATGTCGGTCGTGGCGATTTCGTGATACCGGCAGGCCAGCTGCGTCTCAAACTCGGCGATTTGGGCCGGGTCGCCGCTTTGGAGCATGGTCCTGGCGGCCAGCTCGAGCTGCGCCGGGTCAATGATTGCTCCGAGCGCCGGGTGCGCCTTGGCCCAGGTTGCCGGGTCCGCCGCCTGGTCGTCGGCCTCGAGGCCGTAGAGCATCGGCCACCAGCCGGCCGGGTACGGGTCGCCTGAGGCGATCGCCCGCTCGAGCTGGTCCCAATAGCCCCAGATGGGCCGGGTCTTCTGCTCCGGGTCCGGCGTGGTGATGGCAAGCAGCTGCGAGGTCGGGAACTTCGCCAGCCCGGTCAGCAGGCGGCCGAATGCCCGCTCCATGCGGCTCACCTCGTCGGCGATTACCAGGCGGGTGGTCAACCCGTCCAGCGCCTTGTCGGTGCAGGGCAGGCTGATGTACCGGTTGCCGCCGTGCTTGACCCGGCCAGGGTGCGCCGGCGTCGAGCCGCCCGTCGCTTTCCACCCGTCCTCGTCCTTGTCGGCCACGTCGCCGGCCAGCGTCGAGCACATGGTCTGCATGCGCTCGAACGTCTTTTGCGCCAGGCGGCCGTCCGGGGCGACCGACGCGAACTCAAGGCGCTGGCGCGGATCGCGCATGGCCGCCATCAGCAGGCTGGCCGCAAACTCGGTCTTGCCGTTGCCGCGGGCCACCGCCAGGAGCAGCGCCTTCGTTGCCGGCGTGTCGGTCTTGCGGCCGTCGACCACCCGCCGGCGGGCCAGCAGGATCATGGCGACCAGGCACTGCCAGGGCATCCAGACCAGCGGGGTGCCGGCACCGGCCTCGGCGCCCTGGCCGCATTTCAGGGCGAAGTCGCGCGCCTCATCGGCCCGCAGCTCGTCCCACCAGACCTGGTGCGCGTCGGGCTCGGACCGCTCGAGCAGGTAGCGCCGGCAGGAATCGCGCACCCGCGCATTCGCGATCGTGCTGCCATCCACCACCGATCGTGCATATGCATCGGCCTGCTCGGCGCAAAGTGGAAGTTTGCGTGTTTTGCGGCCTTTGCGGGTCGTGGAAGGATTCGCTTTCATTATTGGGCAGCATCAACCGCAAGAAACGCAAGTCTCGCAAATACGAGGGTTAAGCGTTCGTCTGTTTCGATGG